TCGTGGACGGATCGTAGCCCCAGCCCCCACCGCCCCCACTCTCGTCAAAGGTGGGTGAGCCCCCCGCCCAGACATTGCCGTTGCTCCAATTATCGTAGGGCTGCGTGCCCCCATAGTCCCAACTGTCATCATAGTCCATCCCGCCTCCGCGTTGCGTGGCCATGTCGGCTGCGCTCAAGAGATTGCTCACGTCCGGGGCCGCATTGGCGGCGAGTGGCGCGTTGGTCCCGCTCCAGTCGGTGAGGGACGTCGGCAACAGGCCCCCGCCGAGGCTCCCCAACTGCCCGGCCTGCCCGAGATACCGTGCCGCCTGCCGGAGCCCCTCGTTGCCGCTGGCCGAGCCCAGCGCCCCGGTGATTCTCCCCGCGCTGCTCGCCAGCCGTGCCGCGTCCGTCAACGAATTGATCCCTGTGCCCCACAGGTTGGCGAGGCCTCCTGCCCCTCCTGCCACACCGCCGAGGGCGCCCAGCGCCAGTCCAGCCTTCTGGAGCCATGGCTGCTGGAGCGCACTCCCTAACGTACTCGCGCCGGTCCCGGCGATCCCTGCCAGCGTGCCCGCGCTCCCTAACGTGCCCGCGAGGCCAAGGCCGCCGCCCGCAAGTGCTCCAGCAGCTAACCCGCCTGTGGCGCCGAGACCGAGCACGCCGAGGGCGCTCAGCAAGTTGTCGCCCATGATGCTGAAGCGGTCGGATTCCTGCGGCACGCGCGCACGAAAATCCTGGTCTCTGAGCGCCGCCAGCGTCGTCGTAAAGAGCTGCTGTTCCTGCTCGCTGGCTTGTCCTGACTCCATCTTGCTCCGCAACGTGAGCATCATCCGAGCAAGGTCTGGTGAGCCACCGCTTACCCGGTCTGCCGCATCCTCTCCTGCGTTGTACGTCAACTGGCTCACATCACGGAGCGGCAGAGCCATCGCGGCATCGTATTGCTGCTGGAACCAGTCGCGTTCATAGCCGCTTGCCTGTCCAGAGCGCACTTTGTCTTGCAAATCAAGCAGTTCCGGCAAATACCCAGGATTGTATGACACGGCCTGGACATCACCTTCAGGGCTAGATGTAGTATAATCTTCTAGTCCATATTGGTATATATTGTTATAGTAGTCTTGTACCGTTGGCACCAAGGCTCCTAGGGACTAGGGGATATGCTTCCATGTTCTGCGCGTGACGACATCACGTATCGTTCGCCTATCCGCGCCAGCCTGAGCAGCAATCTGCTCATAACTCATCCCTTCCCCATACATACGCCGAATGTCCTGAACGGCAGGGGCGGTCAACCGTGCATTACAATTCTTTTCACCGATCAATGACCGCCCCAATGACACCATGTAGGTCATATTTTCCTGGGCTGTTACCCAAGATAAATTGCTCAGAGTATTGTTCGTACCATCGCAATCGAGGTGATTGCACATGTATCCTTCAGGCCGTGGGCCTACGAATGCCTCAAGCACGAGCGTATGGACAGCGTGATGGCGCGTAACCCCGTCCTTGGATAGTAAGAGAGTGTGGTATCCACGTTGATTGGGAGAAAGCGTCCGTATTCTCCCCCCTCGTATGTCCGATGGTGTCCCATCGGCGCGTCGAGTAGGGCGTGTTGTCGGCGGACGGACATTCTTGACTCGTCCCAGATTCGAAACGGCATACAGCCCTTCGTATCCAACGACAGGCCGCCATTCTTCTGCGGGATCAAACGATAAGTCGAGTTGCGTGGGATCTGTGGTATGCTTCTGGCCAGCCATGCATCCTCCAATCCAGGATGGGTGGTGAGTCCTGGGGTACCCGCTCACAACGGGTATCCTAGGGCGATATGGAATATACATACATTGTAGCATACCGCTACCCTCGAATCTACCCTTTACACCGCGCCCCGCCCTTGCATCAGGGCCATCGTCCAGTGCGCCGTCACGGTCAGTGCGGCGTTTGCCCCGTGCTGCACCAGGAGTTCCAGGTAGTCGCCCGCCTGGAGATACAGCACCGCCGGGATCCCCTGATCGGTTTCGACCGTCTCCCCCTGGATGCGGCTCACTTCGAGATAGGGCAGGGCGCCATTGCGCCGCAGCGCCATTTCGCGGGTCCCCAGGTTTTGCGGGGACCAGCGCACGTCCGCCACGACGCTGTACCAGGCCGTCCCCGGCACCGTGAACCGGGTGGGCTGTGCCGCATTCCAGAAGCCGCCATGGTCAAAATCCAGCATGTCCATGGCGTCAAAGACGACGGCCGTGGGCACGTTTTGCGGGATGCTCTGTGCCGTCGTGCGGGAGATGCGTGCGCCGAGGGGTGGCATCCCTTCCAGGGCGTCCAGGCGGCGTGTCAGTTCGACAACTTGGTCTCTCACTGACTGGAAGTACCGACTCCACGGACGAGGCGTCAGGAGGCCTGGTTGCTCCGCAATGGCGTTTTGGATCGGGGGAGGCGTTAAGGGCTCTGCCACAATCTCTTCCTATGACCAGTACACAACAAAGTTAGTAATAACAGTAACACCTGTGCATATGTGCAGAATACGAGGCATAAGTCCCCCTCTTTTTCTTCACAGGTGGCAGGAATCCCTTGCCATTACTCGTGAAACAACGCGTGTGCAATGTGTGCAAAGTGTGCATCTCGCGTGTGTAAAATAGGTTGAAAAGTCCCATTATTTCGGTGAAATATCCCCATTTTGCGACCAGCGAAAACGTTTTGCACAGGCGCGTCCTCCACGGGAAACACATGCTCAGATGTGCACCAACACTCCCTCACGCGCACGTCCCTCAAGACACGTCCACCCACGCCTGCGTCCACCGCACCGGCACGGGATCAGAGCAGCGCAGCTCGTAGGTGCGCTGCCGCGACTGCCCCAGGCGCCACCATTCGACCACCTGCCCCGTCGCCCCGATCGTGCCCGCGCTGCGCCACACCTCCGATCCCCAGGAACTCCCGTCGTCATCGGACCAGCGCAACCGCACCTGCGGGTCCATGCCAGGGATCATGCCGTGATCGAGCCCCAGCCCGGCATCGAGACGCAGCCGAAAGAGGCGATGGGTCGTGCGCTCTTGGTGCGTCTCCAGGGTCGGCAGGCGGCGCACGCGTACCAGCTCGCGCTCGTCATCGCGGTAGTGATCCAGGCGCAGCTCGTACACCCGCCCGTCCTCGAAATCACCCACGAGATGGCGCTGAAAGCCAAACGTATTGACTGCGCCCCGCCAGCGCTCGAACGACCCATCCTCCGCCAGCCACGCCCGGTCATGCCAGAGGCCGGTCTCCCCGTCGTAACACACGGTGGTGGAGGCCAGTGGTGCCGCCAGCAGATAAAAGGGATGGGCATCCTGCGTATAGGTCATGGCCGTGGCATGCGGCAGGTTCGCCACCTCCGTCAGCGCCGATTCCAGGGCATCCGTCGAGATGCGCTTCGCCTTATAGCCCTCCGCCATAACCACGCTAAAGCCCCCGGAGGGATCGCTGGCGAGCCAGCCCACGGTGTCTTGAAACATGCGGATCGAGTACCCCGCATAACAGCCGAGGTCGAGGACCGCGCCTGGCAAGCGCTGAAAGGGACTGAGAAAATTCCCCGTGGGCACCCACCATTCCACGCTCGTCGTGCCAAAGAGCACCAGTTCCCCGTGCGAGACCCGCAGGCCGACGAGCGGGTCAGGCCGCGCCTCAGCTGAGCTAAAATCCAGGGCATCGAGATTGCCGGGATCGAGGATCTGGGACCAGAAAAACCGCCCGGTGCCCACCTCGTTAAAAATCATCACGCCGTTCAGATACGCCACATGCGTCGCGGGTTTCCAGTCGGTGTCGGTGATCGGCGCAAAGGTGCTCCCCCCTGCCAACGTGAACAGATAGCCCTTCTGGCCGTCGACCGCCACGACATGCTGGCCATCGTCGGCAAAGATGACGGTGCCGGAGGTGGTGATGAGCGTGCCTCGTGCCAGGGCCGTCTGGTTCGGGAAGAGTTCGTAGAACGTGCGCCCCGCCACGGCAAACACGCGAGAGCCAGCAGCCGTATAGAGCCCACGCACCGGACGATCCGTCAGCGTCAGCCACCGCCGCAGGCCCGGGGTACCAATGAGCGTGCCGCGCTGCTTGTCGGCTGAGGGCTCCGGGTACATGTTGACCAGGCGTGACAGGTCCAGAGAGCGGGAGCGCGCCTGGTAGGAGCCGCCGATGAGGGGCACAGGAGTGAGTGGCATAGGCTACGCCCACCCTCGATAAAAGGCCGGGAGGTCGACGACGGGCACGTCACTCTGGCGCAACGCCCCGCCGTAATCGCTCGTGAGTCGCCCGACGGTCACGTTCACCGTGGCCACCGCCGCCCGGCTCGCTTCCGCCAGACGCAGGAGATGCGGCGTTGGTTCTTTGCCGTACTCTGGGGCCTGATGCAGCGCCAACTGGTGCACGAGCATCAGTTCGTACCCCTCGGGGAGGTCCAGTTGCTGCACAATCGAGGTCACCCGCTGAAGGAGTATCCACGGGTAGAGATTGACCACATAGTTACGCTGCGGCACCGGCCAAAAGAACAGCTGATGGTACGGTTCCGTCCGCTCCAGGTAGCACATCGAGGGGTACTGGCTCACCATCCCCTTCATGGTGACGCCCTGTGCATACTCCGTCTGCGTCAGGACCTCGATGGGCCATTCGTAGGGCTCACCACTGTCGTTGACCTCGAGCATGGCCGCTTCTAAGCGGATCGGGGCCGCCAGCGGGATGTCGGCGGGCACCGGTTGCACCGGGTCCAAGGGATGCACGGGCGCGGGGAGCCCCCAGCTATACGGGTTCTTGCCCGGCACCAGCGTCAGGGGAACCTTGGGGCGCGTCGGGATCATCAGCCGGTCGAGCCCGAGCGACGAAATGAGGGCGTTCAGCACCATACGGCCCGTCTCGCTCATGTCGGCAGACAAGGGTTGGCTTGGACTGTGGACACCTAAGAGCCGCAGCGAGTGCGCAATGAGGTTCCCGGTGATCACGGTGGGCATAGGCTAGGGCTCCCTTGCGTGTGCGTACTGCATGTGCTCTAACGTCTCGCGCAGCCACTGCCGCCGTTTCTCATGGTCCATCGGTCCCTCGGGATACAGGTCCTCTGGCAGCACATGTCCCTCATCGTCCCAATCTTCGAGGAACACGACCCGGCTGTGCTCCGTGATCTCCAGGCCACGGGACGTCTGCTCCAACGTGAGCATCTGGCCCTGGAGATACCAGGAAAGATCCTCGATCTCGGTCGTCTCATGCTCGAAGTAGACGCACGGAATGAACGCCATACCTCCCTCCTTACCGCCGCGAGCGTGGCGTGGCGGTCCCGCCCTCGTCGTCCTTCGGCTCCTCCGTGGGCAGCGGGGGGGCCTGCCCCGCACGTGGTTGCCCCGGCTGCGGCTGACTCTGGGCCGCCTGGGCCTGGGCCTGCTGGCTGTGGTATGCGGCCTGCTCCTCTGAAGAGTACGGCGTGTCGCGCCACGGATCGCCGAGCGCCTGCTGCTCCTCGACCGTGTTCACCATCTGGGGCGTTTCAACAGGGTGATACATCATTTTGGGGTACGGTTCGCCTGCCATATGCGTGCTCCTCAACCGACAAATGCTGCGAGATACCCAATGGTGCCAGCCATCGCAAAGCCGATGGGGAGATTGGCACCAGCCACGGTCATCGTAATAATCACATCGTTGGGAATGTCCCATTCATCCACAACATTGGTCAACGTCTCCAGGGAGACACTCCCGGCGGCCGCAACAGTCAGGCCCGTGCCGAAAAACGTGGCGTTGAGCGGGACCGTGGAGCCCTTGTCATCCCGGTAACTCTGATGGCCCACGCTCAGGAGGGCCCCCGCACCGCCAGCGGTCGACTTGACCCGCGATTCGGCCGCGAGATACCGGCCATTCGCCGGCAGCTTGCAGATGACGATGGTGGAGCCAATGTCCGCCGCCGCGACGAGCGGGGCAACGGTAAAGCGCGACTTACAAAGATACGCCTTGTCGCGATTCGCGGGGGCGTTCTTCGTGGCATTGGGGCCAGACGGCAGGAGATCACTCTGGACCGTAATGATGGCCATTGGTGTTCCTTTTTGGGTAGAATTAGTCTATAGTCTCAGCCTGGATGGTAGGGTCAGCGGGTCGCACCCGCGTGATGTGCTCTACCATATCGGCTCTACCATCCATCACCACCTGTAGAGAGGTGTCCTATGCTTGACCGCACATCGGTACTCATCCTCAGCGCCTTGTGTGTCCTGATGCTCGCGGGGCTCGGCTTTATCGCCTACCAGACCGTGCAGCTCGGCCACATCCACGAACGGATCATCGCCGCTGACGAGCGCATGATGCAGCAACACGTCAACTTTCTGGCCAATCAGGCCACCATCCTGCGCGACAATGACCGTATGCTCCACGAACATGACACCACGACGCAGGATCACCGCGCCATCCTGCAACGCCTGGCACGCTAGTACATTACGGAATATTCACGTTCGCCAAGCTCCAGACCCTTACGGCACATTCGGGCCTAAGAGTACTAGCTCCCCATAAGTCGTCCAAGCGCGATAGGTTCTTATAGGACCTTATGTCAAATTGGGTGGCAGCTTGCACAGTGATTCCAGCCTCGGGATCTGTTGCACGACTCCAGCGAACTTCGCCCTGCGGGGGCTCAAAGTCGACCGTCGCCAGCGTAAAGGCATCGCGCTGGTAGAACAGGTTTTGGGCGTATTGCGTGCTGGCGGTGCCCCGGAAGGTCAGGCCTTTGCCGTCAGGCGGGGCGATGTCCACGGTCTGGCGCGGGTCGTCTGGCCCAAGGATGATCGGCGGACTGATGGGGATGAGGGCGATGCCCGCCGCGTCACTGTAGACGTCGGCTGTACAGGTAAAATCCTGGAGCCTGCCGATGGTCGCGCGGCTGCGCGGGTTGACGCCGTACACATCACCCGCGGCCGGCGTGCCTGGAATGCCCAGCTGAAACGTGTCGCCCCGGCGCAGGCGCAGGCCCGCGGCGGCCGTAAAGCCCCGTACGCGCAAGACGCTCCCCGACTGATTGGCGCCGTCGACCAGGGCCGTGCCCCCGCGTGGCCCGGTGGTGTGAATCGGCATGTTCTGATCCATCGACCAGTTGGCCCCCAGGGTCCGCCACATATCACCTGTCTCGTACTGCTCCCCGACGGCTGACTGCGAATTAAACAGGCCTTTGTTGTCGATGACGATGGCGCTGTTTTCCCACGGGCTGACCATGACGTAGCGGTCCGCGACCGGCGTGGCGTACTGATCCAGGATGGCCTTGGCGTAGGAGTAGGTATTCCAGGTATTGGGGGGCGCGCCGCCGCCGATGGAGTTGGCCACCTGCCAGTACGTCATTTGCATGGCACCAAAATCCATCGCATTGGCGAGCTCCGTCACCCGCGGGCGCACGTAGCGCTTGCTGTAGTTCTCGATATTGAGGGTCTGCTCCACCAATCCAAAGGCCATATCGCAGTGCTGATGGCGACTAATCACGAGGTCGACAGACTCTTCGATGACGGGGCGTGGGTTAAAGCCGTCGCCTTCCTCCACGACCCAGGGGATGGGCTTCCGCACCTGGAGCCGATCCCCAATCTTGGCCCCCGCCTGGGCAAATTCGCTGCGATATTCCGTCGAGATCGATTTGATAAAGCGTACGTTGTTCGTCAGAATCATGAGCGATTCTTTGGTGACCTGGCCTATATTCAGATAGGAGTTATTGTCTGCCATCTATGAGTCCTAATCTAGGCTATGCATGCCGTCGAATGTTGCTGTCAACTTGCCATCGACCTGCGCCACTTCACGTACTCGGCCTGGCTCATATCGTCTGAATACCCGCCTGGCACGCCTGCTCCACTGCCCCCCAGTGGCCGGGGCGGGGCAGGCTTGGGTCGTCCCGCTGGGGGTACAGCGGCGGTCACGGGAGGTATCAGACCGTTTCCACCCACCCCAGCGGGCGCGCTCCGGGTGGCAGGCGGCTGCGTACCACCCGCTCGCGGTGCCGCAGGCTCCTCCGTCGGTGCAGCCGTCCCACCCCCTGCCGACGCACTGAGCCGGCCCAGGGCATAGAACAGCGGCCCCGGCGGCATGGCGAGCAGGCGGCCAAGGAGCGCCTCATCCTGCGCGATCTGGTACGCCACGGCCGGCGCATCATCGAGCAGCATGATGAGCTGGCGGAACTCCGGCGGCGCTTTCGCTACCAGGCCTTTCGTCACCACGTCCACGTAATCGGGATGCTCGGCCACGAAGGCGTCTTCCTGCTGCTTGACGCTCTGGTCACGACTGAGGAGTTGCTCACGCTGCGTCTGCGTCTGGCGCTCCTGCTGCTGCTCCTGGCGAAAGGCGGAGACTTTCTCGTCCGCCTTAAACTCCGCGACCGCCTCGACGTATTCTTCGTGGCTCTGGAAGTCCTCGGCTTTGGGGCGTGTCGGCGGTGCCGGCTTGGCGTCCGTCGGTGGCGTCAGGTCCTCACCACGGATGAGCCGCTCGAGCGTGTCCGTCTTCGCGTCACGTTGCGCCTCACGTGCCGCCCGTTCGCTGTCGCGCTGCTCGATCATGGTGCGCAGCGCTTTCAGCTCATCGGCCTGGGTCGGCTCCGGCGTGGGCGCGGCTTCACGGGCTGGTGCGGGGTCCTGGGCCAGGGGCGGTTCGCCAGGGGGCGTCGGGGTGCGCTCAGGGGAGGGATCGGGCATCAGCATCAGATGGCCGGCCTCGTCGGAACCCCAGAGTTCAATAGGCATAGTGTTACTCCTCATATTCGCCCGCGAGCAGGGCATACTTGAACCGTTCGATCCACCACAGCAGCGTGCCGCCATCACTCGTGCTCGACGCCGCATACATCGCCCCGCCTTCTGTCCAGCCCAGCACGAGGACCTCGGTACAGTCCCGTGCCCCATCGAGGACCCGCGCCACAGGAACGGGCTGATCGGTGGTCGGGTGCAGATAGATGACATCGGCCACCTACGCCACCTGCTGCGGCTGGGGTTGCTGTGCCTGCTGCATTTCAAACAGCAGCTTCTGTTCCTCCAACCGCAGCTTGGCGAGTTCAATCTCGTAGCTCTGCTGGTTTTTCTGGGCGTCAAGCTGGTTCTCCGCCTGCTTATCGGCCATGCGCGCTTGCATCGTCGCAACCTGTTGCTCGAGTAAGGCCACTTGTTGCTTGGACACCTCAGAGATCTGCGTCGATTCCTGAAGCTGCTGCTGCATCTGCTGCAGCTGCTGCGTCGCCTGCGACAGCTGGTTCTGGATCTGCGCCAGCTGCGTGTCTTTATCCTTCTCCTCCGTCGCGGCCAGCGCTTCGGGCGGCACGATGGTCTTGAGCCGCGCTGCAATCTCAGCAGCATACGGAATATCGAGCGAACCGATCCAGAGATCAGCGACTAAAGGCAGCATCTCAGGTGGCAGCACCCGGCCCAACTCGCCTAATTTCTCAGCGGCGAACTCCCTTTGCGTGGTATAACTCGGCCCACTATCGACCGCGCAGTCATAGTCCCCTTGTTGGAGCCAGTGGGGCTGGCTCTGCCCGTCGGGCGCCTGGCCGGGCTGAATCGGCTGGTTGATGCGCACCTGGTTCACCTTGCTGTCGATGCCAATCGTGCGCACGGTCTGCGGGGCATCGTGCAGGGCCTTGATGAGGTCGAGCATCTGGATGCCGCACGTCTCGAGCGCCCAGCCCATGTTGGCCG